CGTGTTGGTGGGGGTGGACGCATCGGGCCTAGAACTGAGGTGTCTCGCTCACTACATGGCTAAGTATGACAACGGGGCTTACGCTACAGAGATACTTGAGGGCGACATCCACACTGCTAATCAAAATGCAGCCGGTCTCCCGACAAGGAATAAGTCAAAGACTTTCATATATGCTTTCCTTTATGGGGCGGGGGATGCGAAGATCGGGTCGATTGTTGGCGGCGGGCGACGAGAGGGGCGGAGGCTGAAGAAGCAATTCCTAGATAGAACGCCCGCCCTTCGTCAACTTAAGGTTGCCGTGGAGTTAGCCGTAGATACCCGAGGTCATCTTGTTGGGATAGATGGTCGGGCTCTTAAGATAAGATCGAAGCATAGTGCCTTGAATACCTTGCTCCAGTCTGCGGGTGCGGTGGCAGTTAAGAAGGCGACAATCCTTATGAACCAAGCGTTCATCCGTGAGGGACTAGAGGTGAAACAGGTTGCTCATGTTCATGACGAGGTTCAGTTTGAGTGTGCCCCTGATATTGCGGATAAGGTTGGCGGACTAGCCGTCACTGCAATACAAGAGGCTGGACTATTCTTCAACTTTAGATGTCCACTGGACGGGGAGTATTCCATTGGAAACAACTGGTACGAGACCCACTGAAATCGCTTACCTAGCCGGATTCTTTGATGGAGAAGGGTGTGTTCTGTACGACCGGATCATGGTGGACAACACTAACCCCTACCTTCTAGAGAAATTCTACTTGATATGGGGTGGAAGAATAGGCGAGAAAGGGGACGCAACCCGCACAGAACAGACCAGAACCTGCTATCGTTGGCATGCCCACGGAGATACGGCGAGGAAAGCAGCAAGAGATATGATGCCATATTTGGTGGAAAAGAAACAGCAGGCAGAGATACTTCTGGAAGTAATCAACTATCCCCTGTCATCTGCGATGAGGGAGTACCACCTTAAACAACTGAAAAATCTGAAAAGGATAGAATATGGTGGATACACCCAACCCACTTGAGTTTGTAAGCACACCCGCATTGATCAGGGAGATAAGGGCTAGACATGATGACTTTGTTCTTGTAGCCGCACAGCACCGCTCTAAGACGTTCGATGATGTTATTGTTTCGTTTGGGGGTTCGTTGCATGGTGTGTTTGGGTTGCTATCACTCGCTAACATTGCTTTAGAAACAGGCGTAGGAGGGCCGGATGATGATGAAAAAGACAAAGACACTACTGGTTGATGGGGATGTCCTGTTATACCAATGCACGACAGCGGTAGAGGAAGTGTTTGATTGGGGGGACGATCTGTGGTCTCTCGTGTCGGATTCTAGAGTAGCAAAGCAGTTACTAGATGGATGGGTGTACCGGATCAAAGACAAACTTGAGGCATCTCATGTTGTCTTTAGTGTATCTGGCGACACTAATTGGAGGACGGATGTCCTTCCAACGTATAAGAATCACAGGAAGAAGACAAGAAAGCCCCTAGCCTTCTTGCCCCTTAAGGACTACATGAAGGAGACATACCAAACTCATTGCTTCCACAACTTGGAGGGGGATGATGTTCTTGGGTTGTTGGCGGGGGGCTACAAGAGAATCAAGGGGCCCAAGATAATCGTGACGATTGACAAGGATCTCAGGACTATCCCCGGTTTGCACTTTAATCCCATGAAGGAGGAGGAGGGTGTAGTGAGGGTGGATGAGGAGGAGGCAAACTACAACCACCTATACCAAGCCTTGATGGGGGACAGGGTGGATGGGTACTTTGGGTGTCCCGGTATTGGGCCAAAGACCGCAGCAAAGGTGCTAACGTCCCCCACATGGGAGGCTGTGGTTGAGGCGTATGAGAAGGCAGGGTTGACGGAAGACGATGCTCTTGTTCAGGCCCGTGTTGCTCGAATTCTCCGATATGGAGAGTATGACGTTACAAATAAGAAAGTCAGACTATGGAATCCCACCAAACAGGCTCCGAAGAAGAACTCCTCTCCCACAGTTGGAGCGAAGTAGTTCATATATGGAACACAGAAAGCGGGGAGAACCTATCTGCCCGGCATATAAGGACAATAGCGAGCCGAGCGATGGAAAAAATTAGGGTGGCACTGGTTAATGACCCGTCATTTATGTTAGAGATGGCTGAGGAACTAAGTCCCTCCCAGTTCGACCGCTTTGTTCGAGAGAATATCCACCGGATTAAAAAGCAAACCCCCCTCAACGGCCTAAAAACACATTAGGCGAGTCTAAGGAGTCAATATGTTTGATGAAGAACGTATGCCACCAGTCCCTTTAGAACTGGTGAAGGCTCTTGATAAACGTTTTCCAGACGCTTGTCCCCTTCTTGATGACACAGATCGAATGATCTGGTTTCATGCGGGGCAGCGTTCGGTAGTTAATTTCCTTCTCGAAATCTTTGAAAGACAAAGCGAGAACATTCTAGCCCCGGAGAAGTAAAATGTGTGGATCACCCCCAGCCCCTCCAGCCCCTCCCCCGCCCGCAGCCCCTGTGCCCCCTGATAACTCAGCGATGTATGAGTTGATGATGCAGCAGCAGGCACAGATGCAGGCACAGATGGAAGCATTACAGGCACAGAACCAACAGAATGCACAGGATGCGATGACTGCTGAAATGAGAGCGGCTGTGGCCGCCGCCCAAGAGGCTCAGTTGCCGCAGGAAAAGCCTGATCCCTCTACCGCTGAGACCACACCGGCACAACGGAAGAAGCGTGGTCGAGGCTCTATGGTTATCCGCCGCCGTCCTTCTCGCACTAATGTCAGCGTCAGTGGTGGCGGTGGTGGCGGTGGTGGTGGTGGTAAGGGTTACGGCACTGGCGCAAACCTTCCCGGTTAAGGGGTAAGAGATGGCTACGACAGGAACAGCACAGGGTTTGTACACCAAGATGTGCGGGGATAGAGATCCTTACCTCGAAAGAGCGAGGGATTCATCTCGGCTTACCTTGCCAACTCTGGTACCAGAAGAGGGGGCTTCTTCTTCTACCCAGTTCCATACGCCATTCCAATCAGTAGGGGCGAGGGGGGTGAACAACCTCGCCAGTGCGTTGCTTCTGTCGCTATTGCCTCCTAATGCCCCCTTCTTTCGCCTTGTTCTCGATGCGAAGGCCAAGGGGGAACTGGAGCAGGTTGATCCTCAAATTAAGAATGAGATCGACCGCAGCATGGCAGAGATCGAACGCTCTATCATGCGAGAGATTGAGTTGAATAACGTTCGTACCACCTTCTTTGAGGCGATTAAGCACCTGATTGTGGCTGGGAACGTTCTTCTCTATCTCCCTGATGAGGGGAATATGCGGGCGTATCACATGGACCGGTATGTGGTGTCACGTGATCCCATGGGTGTGGTGAGGAAGATAATTGTTAAGGAATGTGTGTCTCCAGATTCGCTGCCTAAGGCTATTCAAGCAATGGTTTCAGAGAGTATGTCAGGTACGCAGAAGACAGTTGACATATACACGTGTGCTAAAGTGCGACCCGATGGGAAGACAGAAATCTACCAAGAGACACAGGGAATGCCTGTTCCCGGCACGAAGAGCGTGTACCCCAAGGGTAAATCCCCCTTCATCGCCCTGCGAATGATTCAAGTTGACGGCGAGGATTACGGGAGAGGCTACGTTGAGCAATATATTGGCGATCTTAAGTCGCTTGAGGGATTATCGAGAGCAATCGTTGAGGGCTCCGCAGCGTCGGCCAAGGTCTTATTCTTAGTCAACCCTAATGGAACCACAAGGGCGCGTACACTGGCTCAGTCACCTAACGGTGCTATTCGAGAGGGGAATGCAGGTGATGTCTCAGTTCTTCAAGTTGCGAAACAGGGCGATTTCAGTGTTGCACTCCAAACGATGTCCCAAATTCAGGAGCGTCTCTCGTATGCGTTTCTGCTTACAGAATCAACTATTCGGAATGCGGATAGGGTCACAGCAGAAGAAGTAAGGCTTGTCACCCAGTCGATTGAGCGGCAGTTGGGTGGTGTTTACTCCCTTCTGAGCCAAGAAGCCCAGTTACCCATGGTTCACCGCATGATGGACCGGATGCAGGAGAGCGGGCAACTCCCAGAGATTCCTGATAACCTTGTGACCCCCACCATTATCACTGGTATTGATGCGTTGGGTCGAGGCAACGATTTAAACAGGCTTGATGTATATCTCCAAGGTATCGCCCAGTTAATGGGAGCCGAAATGTTGGGTCAATATGTTAACATCAGGGAGTATTTGGATAGACGAGCCGCTGCCTTAGGCATCGACACTGACGGCTTGATCAAGTCAGAAGAGGAAATCGCTCAGGAGAGGCAGCAGGCGATGCAGATGCAGATGATGCAGCAAATGGGTCCACAAGCAATGGACGCGATTAACCAGAATGTGATGCAGACTAGGGGCGCACAGTTCGCCGCTGGTGCAGAACAACAACAACAGGGTGAATAACAATGGATCGAGTAGAAATTAGACAGGGCGAGACGGAGCCTAATCAACCAGAGGATATGAAGCATGTCGATGAATTTGAAACAGTTGAACTGGGTACGTCAGTGGGTCAGGGGCAGCCTGAGCAGGTCGAAGAGCACACCCCCGATGCCCCCGAAGATCGACCCGGATGGTTGCCAGAGAAGTTCTCCTCTCCTGAGCACCTTGCTCACGCCTATAAAGAACTCGAACAAAAACAGTCCCAACCCGTGGAGGCCCCCGAAGCCACCGAAGACACCGAAGAAGCCGGGGAAGAATATGTAGACGATCTTACTGCCGAGAATTTGCAGGCATACACTAATGAGTATGCGGAGACAGGGCAGTTGTCGGAAGAATCCTACGCAGAGTTGGAGAACAGGTTCGGAGTCCCGAGGGACCTCTCAGAGGCTTATGTGGCAGGACAGGGGGCTCGACACGCCAGCCAACAGATGGAAATCATGTCCACAGTTGGTGGGCCTGAGAACTATAAGTCGATGATTAAGTGGGCGGTCGGAACGTTGCCTCAGGAAGAACAACAAGCGTTCGACAATACCATCAAAGGTGGTGACCACAACTCGATTAAGATGGCTGTTCAGGGAGTCTGGGCCCGGTATGAGGGGGCTAGGGGAGAGCGGGGTACGTTGATTCAGGGAGGAACTCCCAGCAACACCTCTGGTGCCTTCGCGTCAATCGCTGAGATCACTGAAGCGATGAAAGACCCCCGATACTCGAAGGACCCGGCATACCGTCGGCAGGTCGAAGAACGATTAAATAACTCCAAAGTGATTTGAGGTGACTGATGAGTAACTGGTTTACCGAGAACAAGACGGGAATCATGGTAGGAGGTATCACCCTTGCGCTGGCGATTGGCTTGGTCTTCGCTTCTGGGTGCTCTCTTGGTGATCTCGTCCATGTCAAAGTCCCCTCTGGTGTTCAGCAGTCACTTGCTACCCCCTCCCAAGTTACTCTTAATGAAGCAGGCTACACGTGGGATGCGTGGGTGCATTATGTCGAAGCCAATACCGAACAATTTCAAGACAACATTGATCGCTCCAACTACATTTGGGGCATGCTATCGTCGGCAGTGAATGTCGGGGCTGATTCAGCCCGAGGCCCACTGTCGGCTCTGCCCGGAGGAGCCTTCCTCGTTAGCGGGCTCTCCTTGTTCACCGGGCTGTTCCTCAATAAACCGGGGGCAGCCAAGAAGACGGCCAAGGAGAAAGAGAAGTCATTCAATGCAGGTATGGAAGCAGGAAAGGCGGGCCGCTGAGGCGACCAGTAACGCTTGATTGCTTTTTCGTAGATCCGTAGGAAGTCAGAAGTTGGCCCTGTTGCGACGGGATAACCACCGGAAGAATCCAAGGATATTTTCCCGTGTTTAACTTTTTGTATATGGAGGCCTAATCATGGCTCTTTATTATGGAGCAGACCCCGCCCGAATGGGCGACGATGCTAATTCAGATAATGCTTTCCCAAGCGGAAAGACTAATGAACTTTTCCTGAAGGTCTTTGCTGGTGAAGTCATCACTACCTTCGAGGAAAATAACGCAATGCTTCCGCTTACTCGTGTTCGCACGATCTCAAGTGGTAAGAGTGCGCAGTTCCCGACCAGTGGTGTTGCAACGGCAACCTACCACACGCCGGGTGAAAGCATCCTTGCTACCGGTCTTGACACCGGCGGTGATGCGGCTATCGCTGACGCAACGAAGTACCTGAGTAAGCCCAATGCTGCCGAGCGTGTTATCTACATTGATGACATGCTGGTGTCTTCGGTCTTCCTCGCTAACATTGATGAAGCCAAAAATCACTATGATGTTCGGTCAATTTATTCCACCGAAATCGGACGTGCCTTGGCTTACGCCGCAGATAAGAACCTTATTCGCTGCGTAATCAACGGTGCCCTTGTTGGTACTGATAGATTTGGTGGTTCAGACGCACAGTACCTTGGTGCTCAGATTGACCACTCTGGTCAGGCAGGTTCAACTGCTGGTGACAAGATGGTTGATTGTATGTTTGAAGCAGCCCAATTAATGGATGAAGCAAATGTGCCGACCACAAACCGCTTTGCTATTTTGCGGCCAGCG